GATGAGTCGCGTGACCGACGTGGATCGAGGCTACGGCGCGCTCCTCAAGCGAGCTCAGGAGCTTCAGCCGAAGCGCGGCGTGCGCGTCGGTCTTCTCGCGGCCGCGGCCTCGAAGGCATATCCGAACGGCCGCACGGTTCTCGAGGTCGGCATCTGGAACGAGTTCGGGACGAGCCGGATCCCGCCGCGACCCTTTCTCCGAAGTTGGTTCGATACGCATCGCGTGGAAGCCGTCGCGCTCGAGACGCGGCTCACGAGGCAGGTGCTCGAGGGCAAGCTGTCCTCCCGTCAGGCGCTCGTGCGATTCGGACTCTGGGCCGTCCGCTCGCTCCGCGAATCGACGCCGGGAACCCCTCCGCCCAATGCCGATTCGACGCTGCGAAGAAAGGCGACCAGGAGCACGGAGACGCTGCGTGACTACGGGCTCCTGCTTGCGAATTTGACCTACGAGATCGCGCCATGACCGCCGTTGCGCCGCCCGTTCCGCTCATCCGCATGTCGCGAATCCCGCGCGAGGCAATCCGGAATCTCATTACGACGCTCTCGATCTGCGACTACGCGCCCGAGGGCTGGTCGGTCATCTATCAGGTCGAGCCGCAGCCGTTCGAGGGCCTACGAAATGACACGCTGGGCGCGTGGATCGAGCTTTCGATCGGAGCTTTCCGGAGCGTCGGGGAGGACGACTATCGACAGACATTCGATGCAACGACGGGCGCCTACCTCTCCGTCTTCTATGGCCTTCGCGTCTTCACGCTGACGATCGACGCGCGGAGCTTCGCCCCTGAGATCCCAGCGTGGGACGTCCTCGAGTCGATCCGGTTGCAGCTCAACAACCGCCGGAGCCTGACGGTCAACTCGCTCCTGCAGCCCGCAAATCTCGCGTGGGTGCGGACCCATCCAACGGTCTCGCTGAACTACGCCGAAAAGGGTGACATCGATAACCGGATGATCTGGCGTTCGACGATGGACGTAGAGCTGTCGTGGATGAGCGCTGCGCAGGTGGTCGACGATTCGGGAGCGATCATCGAGACCGTTGGGCAGTCGCAGATCAATGCGCCGCCTGGCTCCAACGACGTCGGGGCCACCATCCTCGAACCAGACGGGACGCCGGTGACGTGAGGGCCACTATCCTCAATTCGTGAGCCAATCCATGCGCGGGCCCTCCTGATGGCCACCCGAATCGGAGACCCGTTGCCCGCGCCGAAGCCGGGCGCTGCACGGGAGGCGGGAGCGAGAGCCGCGAAGGCGATCGAGGTTGCAAAGCTCCGCGAGGCGGACGCGATTCGACGAAAGAAGCTCCGCGACGACGCGGCGGGGCTCGCCGAGCATAAGCGCGAGACACGAGAGGGCTAACGCGTGGCGTCCCTCAACACGATCATCAACGTCAACATCCTCGTCTCGGCGACGTCGCCCTCGAGCGCGAACTTCGGCATCCCGATGGTCGCTGCCTACCACACGCACTATGCGAGCCTCATTCGCTACTACAGCTCGCTCGCCGGCATGGTCTCCGATGGCTTCGCGGTCACGGAGCCGGCATACCTCGCGGCAGCCGAGATCCTGGATCAGAACCCCACGGTCACGCAGTTCGCGATCGGCCGTCGCGCGCTTCCGTACACGCAGATCCTGCACCTCGTCTGCAGCTCAACGAGCACCCTCGACGCCTATACCTTCGCGATCGTCGGATCGCTCGGCGTCACGACCCTGGTTTCGGTCCCATCGACCGGCGTTGCGGCGACGGATGCGACCTCGATTGCGGCGGCGATCAATGCGATCACCCCGGCTCACGTCGGGACCGCGTCGACGACGAGTGCGACGGTGATCATCACGCAAGCCGTCGGCAAGCTCAACTCGATCGCAAACTGGATGACGGTCGGAGCGCTCGGCGCACCCATCCTCGCGCTGTCGGACGTGACCGCCGATCCGGGCATCGAGACCGACCTCGCGGCGATCTATGCGGTCGACCAGGGCTGGTACGGGCTCGCTCTCGATAGCAATTCGCTCGCCGAAATCGAGTCCGCATGCGCCTGGACCGAAGCGAACGGCCCGCACGTTTTCTGTTGGAACAATTCGGACGCGGCCGACATCGCCTCGGGCGCATCGGTCTTCACGGCGCTGAAGACGCTCGACTACGAGCGCGACATGGGCCAGTTCAATGGCTCGTCGCTGCTCTCCTACGGAGGCGCTGCGATCCTCGGTGTCATCCTGCCGCAGACTCCGGGCTCCTATACTGCGGCATTCAAGCAGGAGATCGGCGTTCCCGCGGACCCGGCATCTGTACTGACCTCGAATGCCGTCACGAACCTCACGGCTGCGAACGGCAATTATTACACGATCTTCAAAAACGTCCCCTCGCTCATCTCCGGGATCACGCCGTCGGGCACCTTCCTCGACACGACGATCTTCATCGATTGGCTCAAGGACGCAGTCCAGACGGCCTTCTACGCGCAGCTCGTGGCGAACGCGAAGATCGCATACACGGATCTCGGCGTCGGAATCCTCGTCAACGCCCTCAAAGGCGTGCTCGGCCAGGGCGTTCAGAATGGCGGCCTCGCGGGCACGCCTGCCCCGACTGTTTCCGCGCCGCTCGTCGCGACCATTCCACTCGCGAATGTCGCCGCGCGCAATGTCCCGAATATCAGCTTCACCGCGACCTTGGCCGGGGCGATCCAGTCGGTGACGATCAACGGGACTGTGGTGCTCCCGTGACGCGCGGCCCGGAGCAGACGTCATGAGCGTCGAGACCAATCCCGCTACGAAAAACTGGGATCTATCGCAGCTCCTCATGGTGTTCATGGGGATCGGCGTATCGACCGGCTTCGACGAGAACGAGGTCCTCGAGATGGAGCCCGAGGCGGAAACGTTCGGGCACAAGGTGGGCGCGGACGGCGAGGTCGTGCGCTACCGGATCAACAATCGCGTGAACAAAGGCACTCTGAAGCTGATGCAGAGCTCGATCGCCAACTCGCTTTTTTCCGCGCTCGCGAACCTCGACCAGAACGCGTCCGGTGGCGCGGGGATCGGTCCATTCCTCATCCAGGATCTGAATGGAACCAGCATCTTCGCCGGTACGGCGTGCTGGATCTCCAAGCGCCCGAAGCGGACCTTTGGAAATGCGCCCACCGTTCGCGAGTGGGAGCTGACCATGGTGCTCACGCTCGAAAACGACGGCAACAACTAGGTCGCGCGGGGGGTCCGAATGGGTTTCGCTCCTACCCTTCGATCATGTTCAAGACCGAAGAGCGCGTCATTGGCGCCTCGACCTATATGGTATCTCAGCTCGGCGCGATCGCTGGGCGCGCAGCGTTTCTGCGACTCGTCAAGGCGCTCGGGCCCGCACTCGGCGGCCTTGTGTCGGCGGGCGGCAAGCTCCGTGGCGACATCGACTTCGGCGACCTGATCTCTCGCGTCCAGCTGAGCGAGGGAGACCTGTCCTACTTTTGCGATCTCTTCGCGCAAAAGACCTTCGTGAAGCTCGAGGACGGGAAGATGCCGCGGCTCGATAACGTCTTTGATGCGCATTTCGCCGGCAAATACATGGATCTCGTCCAGTGGCTCGCCTTCTGCGTGAAGGTGAATTTTGCCGATTTTTTCGGCGATCTCGGGCAAAGCGGCCCAGCGCCGCCGTCAAAGCCAGCCGTCACGGCGCCAAGCTAGTCGAGGTCGCGATCCCGGAGCATATCGACTGGTATGTGTGGCGCGTCCTATCCGATCCCAGGGTGCACGTGAGACTCCGGGACCTCGAGACGGACTGGTCGATCGACGACCTGCAGGACGCGCATGACGCCCTGGACGTGCGTGACGAGCTCGCGATGGCCGCGAACGCGACCGAGGCTCGATAGGCCATGCCGGACTCGACCGGGGCTCTGCGATCGGTCCTCGCGTATTTCGGTGTCGAGGTCGACACGACGAAGCTCGATAAGGCGAACGCCAAGCTCGACGGGCTCATTGCCCAGGCGGAGCTCGCGGCCGTCGCTGTCGCGGAGGCGTTCGCGATCAAGGAGATTGCCGAGGCCGCGGCGGGGCTCTTCCACTTCGTCGACGCGCAGGTCCAGGCCGCGACGCACGTCCAGGATCTCGCCGACAGGCTGGGCGTCACGGCGACGAACCTGAAGGCTTTCTCGATGATCGCGGCGAACACGGGCCTCGACCTCGATACCGCCGGGCACGCGCTAGGACAATTTCAGGCCATTCTTGGCAAGCTCGAGGACGGAAGCGGAGGCGCAGCGAAGGCGCTCGCCGCGGTGGGCCTTCACCTCCAACCGAAAAATAAAGGGCTCTTCGACTCGCTTGAGGACGTCGCGGATCAACTCTCCAAGATCCCCGATCAAAACGAGAAGGCCGCGGCGGCGATGGCCCTCTTCGGGCGGCAGTGGCGCGTGCTCTTGCCCGTCCTCGCGCAGAGCAAGGAGGCGTTCGTGGCGCAGCTCCGCGAGGCCAAGGGACTCTCGGACGTGCTCGGAGACGAGTATTACGCCGCAGCAAAGAGGGCGCGCGGAGAGACGCAAAAGCTCGGCTTCGTGTGGGAGGCCATCGAGGGCAAGGTTGCGAGCGCGCTCCTCCCCGCATTCACCTGGATCATCGCGAAGGCGACCGTCATCGCGAGGTGGATGCTCGATATCGCAGCCAAGACGCACGCGCTTTCGCACGCCTTTCAGATCGCGGCCGTCGTCGCGGGCGGAGCCCTGGCGACCGCGATCGTCACCCTGGCCGCGTCCTTCTGGTCGCTTCTCTGGCCGATCGCGGCGATCGCCGCGGCGCTCGTGGCTCTCTATCTCACGTTCGATGACGTGGCGACGTTTCTCGAGGGGGGCGACTCCCTCATCGGCCGCGCCATTGACAGGCTCTTTGGCGAGGGCGCCCACAAGGAGCTCCTCGACCAACTCAAGACCACGTTTCGCGAGCTGAGGGACGCGTGGACGGACGTGGTCAACGCATTTCGCACCGGCGAGGACATCCACTGGGACAAGATCACGGACGGGGTCAAGCTCTTGGCCGGAGTGGTCGCCATTGCGATCCCGCCGCTTGGAGTGATGGCCGGGGCCATCTGGGCCGTCGTGCGCGCCTATCAGGCGCTTCATGGGATCAATGTCCCATCGATCGCGCCGAGCACGGGCGCTCCGCCCCCCGGGATCGATCTCTCGCTCATCGATCGAAAAAACGTCGTTGAAGAGCCTGGTAATCATGCGCGGTTCCACAATGAGGGGGGCGCGACGGGATCGAGAGCACGACCCGCATCGACGGCGCCCGGCCAGCTCGATCTCACCGGCATCGATCGCAGGGGGGCAAAAGAGACGGGGCGGGGCGAGAGATTCAGCAACGAGGGAGGTGGAGGCGCCTCGATCGCCCGGCCGGAAGCCCCCAAGGGACCCGGACTGGACCTTCTTGGGCTCGGCGCTTCGCCGAATGTGCTGGTCCTGCCGCCAAGCAGCGCCGGGAAGGGCGGCCCTGCGCCCGTCATCCATCAGGACATTCGCACAAATGTGGTCGTGCATGGCGCCGGCAATGACCCTGCGGCGCATTCGGACGCCACATTCTCGGCCGTCGCCACGGGCGTCGAGAAGGCGAACAGCAACGCCCTTCAGTCGATCCCGGGTAACTGATGCTCTCTCCCCTGACCTCGAACGGCGTGCAGACGTCGGTCTATGGCCATGCGGCTTACCTGCAGTGGCAGAACGCCGCCGGGCAGACGGTGAGCTTCTTTCCTGACCTCGTGATCTCGGAAAATTGGTCGAACGACGCGAAGGCGACGGAGCATCCCGTGGAGCAGGGCAGCAACGTCATCGACCATGTGCGCGTCGACCTTGCGAAATGCACGCTCAAGATCTTCGCGACGAACGAGCCGATCGGGGTCTCCGCCACGGGCGCCGATCCTGGAGGCCCGCAGTCAACGGCGATCGGGCCGTTCCCCGAACCGTCCACCAGCGCGGGCGTTGCGAGCTCGGTGACGGCGCAGGTTTGGAACGATCAGCAGCTCCTTCGCGGCGCCTTCCTGGCAGCGGGCGATCTTGCGGCGACGGCAGCGGCCGCGGCGCTGGGCAACGGCATCGGCGGGGCCATCGCGGGGGAGGCCACCATCCTCGGGCTCGGCGCGCTCGAGACGCTCCTGACGCCCTATGCGGAATCCGTCCAGGTACCGGTGACGCTCCAGGATACATCGCCGACGACGATCGTTTCCGCGTCCGCCCAGGTCCAGTCGTTTCCGAGCGGCGCGACGATCGGCGGCAGTGGAGGGACCGACTTCGTCACCGACCAGATCGCGACGCTGCTGTTCATCAAGAATTTCCCTCCGCCGTCCGCGATCGCCGTCTTCGGCTCCAAGCAGACCATGAGCTCGATGGTCATCGAGACGCTCTCCTACTCGCGCGACGAGGGGACCGGAACGGGCGCGGAGATCACGATCGGACTCAAGGAGTTTCGCATCGTGAGCACGATGACGGTGCCCGTTCCTGCGCTCCCCAGCGGGGCGCCGGCAGTTGCGAAGGGAAATCAGAATCCGCAGACCGCGCCTCCGCAAACGCAGCTCCGTAGCCTGGAGGTCGCAATCGGGCAGTATGCCGGCCTCGTCGGGCCAACGCCCGCCCTTCCTACCCCCCCTCCGGCGCCATGACCATTCAGATCTTTCCGACCGGGAACGCCCCGTTTTATACGCAGACCTCGACGCTCGAGGGGACGAACTACCTTTTCTCGTTCCAGTATGCGAGCCGCGAGGACGATTGGTACATGTCGATCGCCGACGCCAACGGCGTGGACATCGTCAACGGCATCAAGATCATCTGCAACAATTGGCTGCTTTTCAAGTGCGTCGACCCGCGTCGTCCCCCGGGGCAGTTTCTTTGCCAGAGCTCGACGAGCGATCTCGCTCCGCCCGGACTCAATGATCTTGTGCCCTCCACGGGCCGGTGCGCGCTCTACTATTTTACGAGCGACATCATCGCGCAGATCCTCGCGGGGACGATCTCTCAGTACCAGGCGTCGCTGGCCAGCAACACGGCGAGCGGGACCGGGAGCACGTACGGCCAATGACGATGACGAGCGCGCCGCCGACGGTTCCGCTCTCGAGCATCGTCGAGGAGGGGATCCCGGTCTTCGATCGATCCTCGACCGTGATCGTCGGACCGATTCAGATCCAGAACGTCGGCTCGACGCAAGGGCTCGACGTCTCTTTCCGGATCAAACGCGGGCTCAAGGCGAAGGAGCGGAACACGTGCGACCTCAAGATCTGGAACCTCTCGCAGAATTCCCTCGCGCAGCTCGCGAGCTCGGCACAGGCGACGGGTTCAACATACTCGCCTCCCAAGGGCTATCCGAACGTCGCCGGCAAGCCCGTGACGGTGATCCCCGTGCAGATCGATGCCGGCTATGTCGGTCACACGAGTACGCTCTTTCTGGGCGAGCTCGCGAGCGCTCAGACGGTCACGTCCGGCGCCGATTTCGTGACGGAGCTCAACTCGGGCGACAGCCAGACGGGGCTTGTCCTGCAGCGCATCAACGTAAACGTGCAGCCCGGAACGTCACCCGTGACCGTTGCCAAGCAGCTCATGAGCCAGATGGGTTTCGCCGGCCTTGGAAACTTCGCGGCCGTGCAGTCACTTTTTACGAGCGCGCCGGGAGCCTCGAGCCTCTACCAGCGCGGCGGCATCCTGAAGGGGAACGCCGCATTTCGACTGCAGAGCCTCTGCGCGAGCGTGGGCGTCGAGTTCTCGATCCAGAATGGACAGCCACAGTTCCTCGCGCTCGGACAACCGCTTGCGGGCGAGGCTTACCTGCTGTCGCCGACCACGGGCCTCGTCGGAACGCCGACATGCGACAACGAGGGGATCATGAACTGCACGGCATTCCTCGTGCCCGGACTCGTGCCCGGCGCTCCGATCAATGTGCAGAGCGCCTTCGTGAACGGGCTTTTCCGGATCCTTTCGGTGGAATACGTCGGCGAAACGAACGGGCAGCCCTGGTATGCGAAACTGCAGGCGGGATCTCTCGGGGTCGCGCCGTGAGAACGCAGATCACGCTCGGCAATCTCCTTTCCGCGGTCGTGGAGGCGGAGCGGAACGCGCAGTATCATTTGATGCCGGGCGTCGTGTCCGCCTATCACCCAGGGAGCGCCAGTAGCCCGGCAGCCGTGGACGTCCAGCCCGCGGTCAATGATGTCCGGATCGTCTCCGCCACCGGAGTGCGCTTCTCGGAGCCCTGGCCCGTGATCCCACAGGTGCCCATCCTTTTTTTGAGCTGCGGTCCATACCTGGTCGCAGCGCCCATGTCGGCTGGCGACAAGGTCGTGCTCCTGGGCTTCGACCTTGACCCGACCGCTCATCAGCAGACGGGGCAGACCGCGGACCCTCCCGACGTCACGAGGCATGCGGGCGCCTATTGGTGCGCGATCCCAGGCGATATCACGACGCCCGGGGCCTTCGCGGACGGACCGGCCATCGCGAACGGCCTTACGCTCGGCGCCAAGGGGAGCGCGGCACAGATCCGGTTTACGACATCGACGATCAGTCTGGGCGCGAACCCTACCGATTTCGTCGCGCTCGCAAGCCTCGTCCAGGGCGAGCTCACCAAGATCGCCACGGCATTCACCTCTTTCGTTCCCGGGACGGGCGGGGCGAGCTTCACGGCTCCCTACACGAGCCCGGGGAACGTCGCCTCCAGCCTCATCAAGGCACAATAAGCCTACCCTCCCTCCTGTGGCGCCCTCCGGATCTCCCCTGAGCACTCTGCCGCTTTCGACGCTGCCGAACGGCAGCGGGCCACCGCCGAGCCCGGCAGCGCGGCTCCCGGCGGCGATCCAGGCGGGAGTCAATGCGGGCTCGCCGTTCCCGTTCCCGAACCCCTCAGGCACGAGCTTCGGACGATGAGCACGCTTGCACGCGACGGCTATGACCTCGCGATCCCCATCGCGATCGAGACCGACCCTCCGACGTGTGCGGCCATCAAGATCCAGGACCAGTTCTGGCTGGGACGCGGCGAGTGGTTCCTCAATATCATCGAGGGCGTCCCCTACATTCCCACTATTCTCGGACGGAAGAATCCGAACATCGCGTCGATTCGCGCCATTTTTCAGGAGATCATCCTGCAGACGCCCGGGATCGCGAGCCTGAAGGAGCTTCAGGTCAACTACGATCCGATCGGGCGAACGTTTTCGTATGCCTTCGCGGCGTTCGACAACGCGGGCGCGCTGATTACCGGCGGCGATACCCCGTTCCTCGTCGCCACGCCGAATCAGGGGCCATAGTGCCTACCTACGGCGCGAGCCCCGCGGGCTATACCGCGAAGCCTGTCCAGGCGATCCTCGGGGACATCGAGAACGCACAGCTCGCGACGATGGACGCCGCGATCGATCTTTCGCCGACGGGACCGCAGGGGCAGTCCAACGGCATCCTCGCGAACGCGCTCGGCGACCTGTGGCAGCTTCTCGGCGTCGCCTTCAACTCGAACAGCCGGCAGGCAGCGGAGGGATCGCAGCTCGATAACATTGGCAACGAAGTCGGTCCGTGCCCGCGCGCCGGCTCGACGTTCACGCAAGTCTTCGTCGATCTGACTTTCTCGAGCTCGAGCCCGCCCGGCAGCCCTTATGCGCCCGGCACCCTCGTCGCGAACGTCGCCGGCAACGCGGGCCTGACCTTCTCGAATTTCGCAACGGTCACGGTGACGGCCACGGCTGTGAACGGCGTGCTTTTCCAGGCGCAGACGATCGGCTCGACCCCGACGATCAACCCGGGCGCGCTCAGCGTCATCACGTCGCCGGTGAGCGGGTGGACGGGAGTAAACAATCCGCTGTCGCAGTCGCAGCTGGGCGCGGCCGTCGAGCCCGACGCGATCTATGCCGCTCGACAGCAGGTGCAGATCGCTGCGCAGGGGACCTGCAATCCTCCCGCGACCGTCGCCGCGGTGTATGCGCTTGCCGCGGCGCAGAGCCCGCCGATTACCGCCTTCGTCAACCTCGTCGAAAATGACACGTCGTTTCCCGACGTCGTGTCGTCGAGCCTGACGCTTCCGCCTCATTCGTTCGCGCTCATCGTCTATGACGTGACCGGCTTCTTCGGATCCAACGCCCATCCGCAAGCGCTCATGGCCCCGCTCATATGGGGCAACAAGCCGGTGGGGATCCAGAGCTTCGCGAATCTCTCGGCCGGCGGCGTCGTCGTGAGCTTCACCGATCCAGTGCTCGGCGCGCAGACGGTTTACTACACGGTCCCCGGCGTCGCGCCCCTGTTCGTCTCAGCCATGATCGCGATCCGCCCCGGCTTCACGTGGGCGTCTGTCAGCGCAGCGATTCCTCTCGCGCTTCTCGCTGCGTCGGTCGCTCCCACGCCCCCGGGCGGCATTCCGCCGAACGGGCAACTCCTGCCCGGCACCCCGGTGATCGGCAGCCAGCTCGAGGCGGTCATCATGAGCGTGCCCGGAGTCGCCGACGTGCAGGCGCTCTCCTTCGGATTCTCGGCCGCTCCGGTAAACACCGCACCGCTTCCGGTCTCGCCGACAAGCATCGCCACGATCGTGCCGGCGAACGTCGTGCTTACGCAGGGGACGTTTCCCTAGTGCTCCCCACCGTCAACAACACCGTTGTCGCTCAGGGCCTTGGGCACTTCACGAGCGAGTACGTTCAGGCGAACGCGCCGCAGCTCAACGCGCTCACCGCATCCTACCTTTCGGAGTGCCAGGCCCTCGAAACAGCGATATGGGGGGTCATCACGCAGAGGCAGCTCGCGAACCTTGCGGCGCAGACGTACCCCGCGACGAACGTACTGATCGACACGGTCGGGAACCTCATCGGACAAGCGCGGCTCGCATTCAGCGACACGGGCTACCTCCTGATGATCGCGCTCCGGATCCAGATCAATCGGTCATGGGGCACGACCCCGCAATGGAGCCGATTCGCAGCGACGCTTCTCTCGTTTCTCGGCGGGTCATCTGCGGACTACATCGAGGGCGACGCCGCGTTCCGGCTCTCGCTCTATGACCTCACGCTCCCAAACGAGGGCGGCCTAGATCCGATCGCCGCTATCTGCGGCATCCTCGCGGACGCGGTGCCCAATGGCGTCGGTGGCCAGCTTGCATACTCGACCTGGGCCGACGGAAACGATTTTTCGTTCACGTCTCGGGCAGACACGGCCGCGGGCGAGGCCGGCTTTGGCTCACGCTATTCGGCGGGGACCGGCGGCCTGCTCATCGCACTTCAAGGGATGGTGTAACCCATGGGAAATCCGACGCAGCTCTTCACGTGGACGTCCACGGGCAATTACCCCGCCGGCCCCAACCCATGGAACGGGCAGCCGCTTGCGCTCGCGCCGATCAACACCTTCTACACGCCGGACACGAAGCTGCCGGCCGAAGAGATCAACTACGTCTACGGCCAGCTCATTCAGAAGGACATTGCGCAGCTTTACGCGAACGGGCCGATTGCCGTTGCGAGCTACGCGGCCCTCAAGGCGTTGCCGATACCGAGCTTCAACCCTATCGCGATCTACTCGGACAGTTCCGGCTTCGTCTGGACCTACTACTACTCGACGATCTCGACGGTGCCGGACAATTCGATCGTCGCCGGGCAGTCCACCGTCACAAGCGTCCAGCCGACAGCGGTGAGCTCCGGGCCGGGCCGATGGCGACTTGCAGGGGGGCCGCTCTTCGATGCGATCGGCAACGGTGAACAGAATTTTTCGGGCGGCGCTCCGTCGGTCGGTCCGGTCACCGGTGGCGGCGTCCTGCATCAGCCGTTCCTGCTCTCTTCGGCGACCTATTCGCTTCTCTTCCCGACCGCCGGTTCATTCCCCGTCCTCGTCGCGAACGACATCATCGATCTCGAGGGCACCGTCGATATCGTGCTTGGCCTGCAGGCCTCGCAGGGGCCCTTCGGATTTCCGCAAGTGCAGCTCACAAAGGGGGGCGCGGCGATCGGCAACGTGATCGGTCAGGCCCCCTCTCAGGCGGGCCCTCCCCTCGGGGACACCTCGACGGCGCAGACGTTCACGGTCCCGATCCGCGCGCAGTATTTCGTGACGAGCGCGGACGTGTCCTCCGGCAACGTGGCCTTCCAGGCGCTCTTGACCACCGACATCGTCAACGGGTCGTTCGAAGCCACCCTGCAATCGCTCTGCGTTCGGATCCGTCGGCAGTAAGCTTCGGAGGGCGCCCGAAATACCTATCCGTCGATCGTGCTCGTTGACTCGACCGGACGCCCCCTCTCGCCCATATTTTCAGGCTCAATCCGCGCGGGCGACGTGCGGCTCGACGAAGAGGGCGTCTTGCGAGACATGGGCGGGCGCCCAGTGTTAGAGCCGCCCCCGGGCGATCCGCTCCTGACGGCCGAACGGATGGACTCCTTCGTGGGGGGACTGAGCGGGTACGGCTGGCCTGGACACAAGGGGTCTACGTTTCAAAATCAGAGCACGGGCGTCGGGACGCTGCGGGACAAGACCACCTACGGCGCATATTGGGCTCCGTGGCGGATCATGGACTCGGAGCTCCTTGCCATGTTCAACGGCAACGCCCTGGCCGCGCGCATCGTCAAGGACGCGCCAGCCGAAATGTTCCGCCGCGGATGGGAGGTCCGCTCGAGCGATCTCAGCTCGGACGATCTCAAGAGGCTCGACAAAAAGGCGGCCGCGCTCCGGCTCAACGAGATCATGCTCGAGGGCACAATTTGGGGCCGACTCTTCGGCGGCGCGCTCAACCTGATCGGCGCGGAAGACGGCCAGAATCCCGACATGCCGCTCGACACGAAGCGCATCCGGACGATCCATTACGCAAACGTCGTCGACCGACGATTCGTGTGGGTGCAGCGCTATTACAGCGACGTCCTCAGTCCGAAGTACGGTCTCCCCGAGATCTATCTTGTTACGAACGTCGTGAGCAGCGGCGGGGCGTGGGGAGGCGCGAGCTCGGCGCCGCTCCCGGGCAATCGGCTCGCGGCAGTCTCCGTGCATGAGTCACGAACGATTCGGTACGACGGTGCGGAGACGGACGTGCTCACGCGACAGCAGCTCGCGGGATGGACATGGCCCGTCCTGCAGCGCTGTTACGACGTCCTGCGCCGATTCGAGGGTGCGCAAAATTCGGTGGACAACCTTCTCAGCGACGCGAGCCAGGCCGTCTACAAGGTCAAAGATCTTGTCAAGATGATCGCGCAGAATCAGAAGGAGAGCGTCATCTCGAGGATGCAGCTCGTCGACTTTTCGCGCTCGAGCCTGCGCGCGATCATGGTCGACGCCGAAGCGGAGGATTTCAAGCGAGAGCCGACGACGTTCACCGGGATCCCCGAGCTCATCGATCGACAGAAGCAGCTCGTCGCGATGTGCGCCGAGGAGCCCGTCACTCGCCTCTTCGGCCAATCGCCTGCCGGGCTCAACGCGACCGGAGAAAGCGACGTGCGGCTCTGGCTCGATCAGATCCGCTCGAAGCAGGAGAACGAGCTCGGGCCAAAGATCAACCTCCTTTACCGGCTCATGGGGCTCGCGGCAGATTCGGGCATCAAGGTCGACGACGACACGGAATTCAAGACGATCTTCCGCCCGCTATGGGAGCCGACGGAGATGGAGTCGGCCGACCGCGGACTCAAGATCGCGCAGCGGGATCAGATCCTGATCGCCGAGAAGGTCATCACGCCAGACGAGGCAAAGCTCGGCCTGTTCGGATCGGGCCGAATGAGCGATTGGATCGACGTCGATGCCGCGGCGCTCAGCAAAGCGATCGAGGCGGCGCCGCGCACGTTCACGTCGGCGCCAGCCCCCGAGGGAGCGCTCGTCAATGCGGCGCAGCAAGGGGAGTCGCAATCGCCCGTCGTGCCGCTCCCCCTTCCCGGCGCGGTCGATCTGCAGGGCGCGGCGAGGAACCGTGGGGCCGAGTCGCCGCAGAGGCGCGATCGGATCGATGAGCGGCGCGCGGACCATCTCGGGATCGAGAGGGACCCGCGCTACGACTCGGCGTCCATCGCGCTCGCGGTGCATCACCAGATGTCCGAGGACTACCCGGAAGACCTCCTAGGGTGGGTCGAGAGCGCGCAGTGGAAGGGGCCGATCAGGATCCCGCTCGCCAAGATCGACTTCACCGATTCGGAGAAATGGAGCGCATCGCACGATCCGGTGCACGTCGGGGTGATGAAGACGCGAATTGAGCAGGGGCTAGAGAAGCCGCTCATTCTCGTTCGAGAGCCAGGATCGAAGCTCCTCTTCATCGTAGACGGCCACCATCGCGCGCTTGCCTACAGGGAGCTCGACAAGAACGCACGCGGCTACATCGCTCGCGTGCCGACCGACAAAGGCCCGTGGTCGGCGCTCCATAGTCAGCAGAAGGAGGGCCTCTACGGATCGTCGCAGAAAAACGATTCCGACGATCAGCCGCGAGTTCCGGCGCCGAAATAGGCGCCTGGGCCGCCGGCCTCGCGAACGTTGGTCATCGCGAGATCGAGATCGCGCGCGAAATCCTCGCCCGAGAGGAGCCAGCACGCGAGGCTCAGGCTCGGCGCGAAATCGCAG